ACTCGATAATGGGTCAAGAAGTACGGTTGTACCGCTTTTCTGCTCAACTAATACAGCATCTTCAGCGGTGTTTTTTGGCAATGGGATATAGGTCATTAGGTTATTACCCAGTGAGAAGCTGTTATAGCAGTAAAAGTAATCGACATATATTGCTCATTCATTAAAACATCGGTATCTTCAACAACAGTTGACCCGACTCCAGCGAATACGTTTGTATCAAATTTTGCATCAAAAATCTCTACAGTGATAGATTCACCAACATCGTTAGACGTAATAACTGGAAGCGTTATAATTACAGGGGCCGTATCTGCCTCAACAATAATTAATGAGCCAAATGATTCAAGAATTAAATCACTTCCAGCAATAACAACTATTTTTTGACCCGCGACTAAATCCTGACTTCCGCCTGTTCTTTGCCAAAGCTGAAACAATATCGTTCTCTGCTGTTCAAAAAAACGCCTTGACTCTGGGTCATTAAAGAATTTCTCAGGTATTCTTAATTGTGGTGGCGGATTTACTTGTACGCTCATCTTCCAGCAAGCCTCAAGTCTATTGTTGCAGAATAAAGGTTAATAGCCACTGGGTCAGATGCTGTTATCCTTATAATCATATCGTAAAAGCTTTTCATGCTGAACCATTCCGCCCTCACGTTAAATTCGCCTAATCTGCCAACTCTTATCCATGTTCCGGTGCTCCATGAGCGGCCACCATCGTATGATGCCTCTATCATTATTCTGGGGTTATCTCCTTGGCCTGTGCTTAGCCCTGTTCCAGATTCGAATATAAATTCCATTCTACTCATCTGTACGCGCTTTCCTGGCTGATTAAATACCTTCCCATTGATAGAAGTTAAAGTCCTTCTTCGCTGCCATGTATTGCCATTCTGTGTAAATGTATCAAAATCAAGCGTATAAAGCTCACCATTAGATTTATGCCCCACAAGCGTCTCACCATACATGTCAAATAGAGAGCCTATTTTGTATTGGTCAGTGGATACACCATCAGATAACTCAAACCAGCCATCTTTACCTAGTTCTTCAATTAACGCCCATGTTTTATTAGCTGTTGGGAACGTAAGCACATATACATCTTTATTATCAAGAGTAAAAACCTCTCCAAATGCGTCACCTACAAATGAATAGTCGCCAATTGCGCCAGATATTGCAGCAGTACTAACTACCTGATCTTGCCCGCCTCTTGCTCTATAAACATTTAGATCAGAGCCAAGCCAATAAATAAACTCCTTCGTATTATTAACCGAATGAGTAGCCGCTAAACCAACGTTAATAATTTGACCTTCTATCCTGTCAAATGGAGGAGTCCCAACGCCTGAGTTATACCAATTCTCAATAGATCGCTTGCCAAATCTATAAAGAACCTGATCAAATGCATAATCTCTAAGCAATTCATCTGGGTCGCTCTCTGCGCCTACAGCATTTAAGCTTGAAGCAGAAGCCCCGTTTCCAACATCGCTAAAAACAGTCAACAATGGGAATGTATATGCGAATTGGTTATTAATAAATGTTACTGATAACGCTCCTATTATGCTTGTATCGGCAACAATCGAAAGAGAGTCTGCTGATGAATCATAATGATATGTCCTCCCATGAGAGTTAATAAATAAATTAACCCCATCGTCAGCAAACGTGCATCTTTCATAGCCTATTATCTCGCCCTTGCTTGTGTGGACTCCATCAGATAAAACTTTATAAAGACTATCCCCAACAACCCTATAAGCTATCTCGTTCATTTGATGCATACCACGATCAATGCCTGCGGTCGTGCTTCCCAACAGCTTTTGACCTGGAAATGATTTTATTACGAATTGATCTTTGCCAGATTCAACAATCTCAGGATAGAAGTTTCTAGTTTCCTGAACAGATAGCGGTCTTGATCTATCCTGATAAGAAGGGCCTGTTATGTTTATTGGAACAGTCTGAAAAGCCATTATGGTGTCGGCCCTTCAATGCGCATCACAGGAGAAGGGCCAAATCTACCTATCTTAGCCTTCTTATTCGCGCCTCTTATCGAGCTTATGAACTTATTATAAAATGATGCCGCTTTCTGCTCTTCGTCAACATGCTCATTCAACGCCCATAAAGCACCAAATAAATAAATAGTTGGGTGATTGGTTAGTATGGTATTGGTTGTGTTTGAACTAGATAGCGCAGTTAGATCAGCGTAATACTGAATTTCGCCTGTATATACTTGATCTGATACACGGTCGAACTCTATTTGATCTGTAACAGTAAAGAACTTAGGTAGACCAGCAGAACTAACTAAATTCATCTGCTCTGGTGTTCTAAACCTTAAAGGCTCTGATTCACCGTTAGCTATCTGAATCCTGAGCTTTCTACTTGACTGATAATCAGTAGGCAACGCTACAAATCTATCTGTTGTATTGGTTGAAAATGCGGCCAATGTTTCTTGATCTCTAACCTGTAGAGGTTCAATAGCATTGGCTAACATTTCAGACTCTGCAAGATCAATAAATGTATCAATCTTTAAGTCCATATCATCTCGATGCGACCAATTTATTAACTCAATTTTTAAATTTTCGTATGTATCGAGGCTCATTTGTCACACCTAATAGGGAATTACCCCGTTATTTTATGAATCTTCTTGTTTTTCTTCTTTTGGCTTAGGCTTTGGGCCTGGCTTGCCTTTAGGCGTTTCCACCTTTTTCATCCATAACTTACTGAATTGATCTTCAGCAGAAATAATAATAGGCTTATCATTATCATCTAGCTTTGTGCTTTCAATAGGTTTTAATGTGATCGGCTGGCCTTCTTTACGCAAAGACCCATAAATGAACCCAGTTTTACCCTGTTTAACTTTTACTTTCATTTTGAACTCCGTTAGTCCTCCCCCGAAATGGGGAAGGTTATTAACATTAGTGATTAAGCGATAGTGAAGCCATCAGCATAGTTAACGTAACCGTCAACCATCTTCATAGGCATTACTTGAGCATCTACAGTAATTGTAGGGGTTGTGCCTGCAAGCGTATAACGTACCGCTATAAAGCCTTCAAGGTCAGTGTGGTCTATAGGCATAACAACCTTATCACCTACGCCTAGAGCAGTCGTTAAAACCGCCTTAGTAGATAATATGGTCGCTGAACTCATAGCGGCCACACTGTCTGTCTCAACAGCAAATGAATAAGTTTCATCGCCTGTTGTGAAGTCAGCAGCAACGCCAACGGTAATAACTACCGCTAGAGGTTCGCCAATACCCATAGAATTATCCATAGGAGCCACGTTTGTGCTGAGTGCTGTAGCCGTTAAAGCTTGAGCATCAGATAATTTTAGTAATGAATCAATATACATTTCAATTCTCCTTAAGCTACTACAGCTTCTGCATTGATGATACGGTCAACAAGGCGCACTGGAATGCCTAAGTAACGTAACTCGTGAATGGTCATGCCAAACTGATTAACAGCAGGCTCGATTGTAACAGCGCCATTACTAACATCCATCGCCATAATACGAAGATGAGAAGCAACGGTACGATTAACATAAAATGCCGCTTTATCACCTGGCCCATTAGGTAGATGATCAATTGAACGTGACATTAGCTTGTGTATTGCTGTTGCTGCTGTTGTTGCCTGAGTTGTTGCTTTAGCAACCAAGTCAGAGACATCAATATTAGCAATACGAACAACTTCACGCCAATCTTTAACAACAAGGCCGTTTTTCCACTTCCAAATATCCATGTAAGCACGGAACTTGTTACCACTAGCGTCTGTTGCATCGTCCAAGCCTAAATCTTCATGGCTTAAACCCGCACTTGAGCCTTTAGGGAATACACCGAATACTTTATTAGCGCCCCAGTTAACTAGCCAGATAGAAGTATTGTCAGAGCCTGAACCACCGGCACTAAGAATATTCTGAGCATTAGTCGCGCTTAGATCGTTGTAGCGATTAGCAAAACCTACATACTCTTCTGGATTAGCCGCAGAACCATAAATAAGCGTTTCAGCTTGAGTTTGTGACATAGCCTCTACAAAAGCTTCGGCCTCATCCATACGGTATTGACTAACGTTACCGTTTAACTCTGCTTCGTCTTGGTCAACTTCACTGCGAGCGGTAAGAATAGCCGCGTTCTCAGTTACTTGAGCCTTGGTTGATTTAGAGCTTGGAGTACCTGCATTGATCAAACGGTAATAAGCCGTTGGTAGACCTGTTCGGATACTTGTTTGTTCACCCGTAGGTAAATTACCCTCTTTGAATAACATATCATCGAGGATGCGATTTGATTGAGATAAAAGCTCAACCGTTTTTGCTACTTTGCCGTCTGGGTCAATACTCTTTGCCCAATCCGCCATAGTTAGCACTGTGCTTGCTAGTGTAGCCATTATTTAGCTCCCGTTACTTTCCATTAATTAACCAGCCTTATCACCGTAGAATACATCTGCACGGGTTTTAGGCTGAGTGGTTGTTTTTGCTTTAGGCTTAGATACCAGGGGCACTGATTCACGCTTCGCTTTTATCTCACGGCCTTTTTCCTGCAAGGCATCATACTTTGCTGCCTTTAGAATGGTCGTAATATAATGCGCTCTCGTTAATTGGCTTAATTCTTCGTTAGAAAATCCAGAACTTACCGCATACTTATTCATCAGATCAATATCTTCATCATAAGTCTTGGTTGTTTTTTTATCAGCATCGAGCCAATCAGGGTTTGCTGCAAACAGCTTGCCTTGTTCGTCTGCGATAACTGCTGGGTCATCTATAGGCGTTTCACGCTCTGCCTTAACCTTATCTAATGCGGCTTTGCGATTATCTGCCTTTTCCTTAAGCTCAATATACCTGTCTGGGTCGTCTTCCTTTAGCTCTGCCCAATCAATGGCTTCATCTTCCTGAACTAATACTGTCAATAAATCTGACATTTCAGAAACTTCGGCTTGTGATTTAAGCAAGTTTTCACGATCAGATTCACGCTCTGCATTAAAGGTTTTACGCTCATCCGCTAGTTCGGTTGTCTTTTTCGTGTAGTCAGATTGCATCATGTGACCATCACGCCACTTTTTAACGTCATCAAGGGCTATCTCTTCGCCGTCTAATTCAACGTACAGAGATTCCTCGTTTTCGTCTTTGCTTTCTTCCTCTTCGGTTTCAGCTTTAACCTCTTCCGGTTTCTCAAGTTTTTCCACTTCCTGTTCAGGCTCTTGAATTTCCTGCTTTGTAACTTCGGCTTCTTCGGTTGGCTTTGTAGGCTCCTCAGATGCTGAGTTGTAAAACTGCTCGGCTGGTTCCACTGCTGGATTGTCAGACATTGTGTTTTATCCTATTAATTAATTCTATTAAATCTTATTGTTTAATAGTTTATACCTAATTTAATTAATTTACCAATAATTAGCTAATCATTTAATTTATCTATCATTACAGGCAAATAAAAGCCGTAGAATATACGGCTAATTAATTAATCGTTGATCTTATCTAGCTCAATCTGAGCCATTTTTCCTGTGGTCGCTATTGTTTCAAAGTATTTCTCGAAGGCGTTCATATTAACCATAGTTCTATATGCCTCTTCTCTAACTTCTTGCTGATCTGGCTTGGTTCTACAGAACACATCGAATATATGCGCTTTTCTTGCTGTAATAGCCTGTTGAAACGATTTGTTATTCGTTACCTGCTTAATCTCGTTAGCAAATGCGACCTCTTGCTCTAATCTATCTTCTGTTTCATTGCTCATCTAGTCCGCCCTCTAATTGCGCGCCAAACTTAAGCTCTAACTCTGTTATTTGGGCCGCTAATTTATCATTGAATTGATCTTGCTTCTGTGCTGTATCTATGTTGAATTGGCGCTGCTCTTCTTGCATCTTGGCTATTTCTAACGATCCTTTCCCTTGAGCCTCAATTAATTTAGCTTGCGCCTTGATTGTTTCAGCCTCGGCAAGTGGATTTTGCAATGCCTGAACTTGCTCTTGTAATTGCTGGACAATATTTGTCAGTATTTCATTTTGAGCAATAACAAGCTCTTCTGGTCTTTCTGGATTGTTGAAAAACTCACCTTCTTCTGGAAGTCCTGAAGCATTAACCATTTGAGTTAAGATATTATGTCGCTTAACCTCGTCCGTCATTGGTGAATTATCAGCCTTTAATTGCTGGTGAAGAGTCCATAAAGCCGTTAGTGTTTGCAGCTTCTTATCGTCATCACCCGCACCTAGCCCAACCTTAGACACCAACTTATGGCTAAACTTCCAATCAGAAGGATTAACCTTAAGCTCTTTACCTAATACCTGTATCTCTGTTTCTGTGTCTTGGAAATTAGAATCTAACCAAGCTACGCCCTCATATAGCTGCCTGAAACCAGTTTCAACCATAACCCTTGCTACTAGCTCAACCTTGGCCTTAGATGCCGTCTCAACGCCTGTAAATCGTGTCGCTGTCTCTTGCCCTAGGTCATCAGAGTTAAGGCCCTGATTAGCCATCAATGAGCCTGTTGTTTGAGCCCTTGAGCTATCTAAATACTGAATAACTTGCAGTGACTTATCGCCAATGTACGGAATCTCAACAGGGAACATGTTCTGGCCCGGGTTCGATTCGTCTGTTGTCCTGATAATACCGTTAGGACGGACAACAAGCAGATCATCCATATTGACATTTGTATTTGCCGCTATTCGTGGATTGTTTACAGCGTAAATATTATCCATTGTTCCACGTAGTACGGCTGTTTTTATCTCAGCAGTAGGAGCCGTTATCTCTGCGCGACTCTTACCGATAGCCTTATGAGGCATCAAGATAGAAGACATAACCGCGTAGGGAACGTGATTAAACACTTCATTGACTAGAATCACATCACCTGAACGCATTATATGCCTGCGCTCCCATAGTCCATCCCCATCATAATCAATCAATGGGTATAAATCTTCTACTTCTACTTCTTCGCTAGCCCAGTTGGTTAAATCTGCCTGCTCATCTGAGCCGCCTTCTGATTTGTCTCTAATTTCATCTAATCGCGAATTATTCTGAACATCACCAACTAACTGCAAGGAACTTATTAACTCTCGGCTGTGGCCTTCTGCTAGCAGCTCACCTCTTGTCTTTAGCGATACATCACCGACAATATCAGCATCGTATTTGCTTGCTGCATTTTTTGTCATGCGGAAGTTTTCCAGCTCAACCGCAACGATCTTAACTGTTTTTCTTGTTTTCTTAACTTTAAAGACAATAGTGTTTTCTTCGTTCTCTCCCTCTTCCTCCCTAACAATCTCTACACTTTCAACATCATTTTCTTTTTCTAAGTCACCCTGAATAACCGCTAGCTCATCATTGCTAATGCCTTTTTTCTTATGCTCTTCAATATCTGTGCTTTCTTCAATGAAATACTTAACTACCGATGTTTTCTGTATTAGTGCATTCTTAATAAATCCATGCAATACAGGGAATGACCAGTCTTGCTCCCTTATCTGCCAATTAACATACTTAGTCTTGCTCTCTGCTTCTTCTGTATCTTCTTCATTTGCTGAGTTAGGCTTGAACTTAATTACATCGCCAGGGCCTAAGAATATTCTCGCCAATGATGGCATATCAGCCTCAACAACGTCCATCACATCGTTACTGATAACCTTTGATCGTTCTGGAACCTCGTCACCGTATGGATTACCTTCATATCGGTCTAATAGATATTCGTTTTCTTCAATAAAGGTTGAATTGTTGCCTGTTGCATCTGTTGTTAAGCTGTCAAGCTCACTAAGTAAAACATCTTCTGTCATTTGCGCCATTAGACTATGCTCATTTTTTGATATTCCAAAGGCTCCATTACGGCCTTAACTTTAGGTTTAAATAGCCCCATCATAACGCTATCGGACTCATTTGGCGAATCTATATCTAAAGCCTTCATTTCTTTTTTATTCATTATTTGAATTAATCCGTTGGGATTGTCTTTCTTTGGTATGCGACAAATCTCTGATCTTAAGCCAGCTATGTTGTCTATTCCATCAGAATCAAAGCTTATCATTTCATCAGGGTCTACGTACTCACCCTTAACTACACACCTGTACGTATTATAGCAGCGAGTCGCTAATTCTGTGTAGTATTGCGCTCTGTTGTTCTTGAATGTCTCGGCGTAGGTCTTTGGCTTTGTCTGCTCGTCGTCGCCATACTGAGGCATATAAACCTTTTTAGCATTGTCTTGACCTATCCCAGACAGAGAGCCCCTGAACATATGATATTTAATACCTGTAGCTGCAAAAGCGGTAGATACTTGGCGTTTAAGCCCTGCGCCCATTCCATCCCCGTCCCATATGAACCAGTTAGCGTTATGCTGTATAGCCAAACCTGTGGCCCAGTCGCACCCGTCGTCTATCTCTCCGGTGTCCTTTGACTTCACTATCTTAACTATAGAGCCGTGCCTTAATGCAAACCCTTTTGCATCGTCTCCGGTGTCTGATGGATCATGTGAAGCAATGATAGCTCCATGAGGTGTGAATACTTTCTTTAGCCTTTCTATTTTGTGGGCGTCAATACAGGCGTTAAACCAATCAACCTTAATGATAGCACCATCAACACTATCGGAATTCTCCCCTTCCCAAATATGAGCATATTCAGCAGCAGGCTTTGTTTCTTCATGCTTAATTCTTAGGTCGTTTAGGTTTTTAGGAAAAAACGGATTGTCATAATAATTTATCTTAATGATGGTGTACATATCATCAAAATGCTCACTATGAGTCTGTAGCTCTGTTTTGAATGGCTCTATGAACTCTTGACTAATAGGGTCAGCACTTGAGCCAGGGTTAAACGTAAACCAAAGCTCTGCGCCTTCTTCTCGTAGCGTGGGGATAAGTAAGTCTATTGATTTCTTTGAAAGAGTAGATGCTTCTTCTACCCAGAACACCTTGAACCCGTGCATAGACTTAACTGATTCAGGGTTCCTTGCAAGGCCTTTGTATTTTATGCATCCACCTGATTCATGGTAAATAGCATTATTCTGAACAGCGAACCCTTGAAGGTCTAGCCTTTCTATTTCTGACACAAACAATGAATGAACCGAATCATCTATAGAGTTCATAAGCTCACGCATTGCGCCAACCTTTAACCCTTCTGTCTGCACTCGCATAAGCAATAGTCCAGCAACAGACATAGACTTACCGCCACCCCTTCCACCATATATAACCTTAAACTTCTTAGGCTTTAGTAGTGGTAGAAGCTTTTTAGGTAATTGTAGCTTAGGCAAATTTATAAATCTTCTGGTTTAATGACTTCTATCACCCACTTATGCTCTTGGGGTTTTCCGTCTGGGCCGCTTACTTCCTTCTTGTCTACTGATAGTCCGTGTATCTTAGCCTTGCCCATAGTAGCTCCTGTCATGGCTGCTGGCTGTGCTGTTTCCTTTGCCAACTCTCTTGCTTCTTCAAGCTCTTTAGTCAGAGAATCAACGGTTACATTGTGTCGCTCTCTATGTGTTTCTTGTAATTCAATCACCCTTTCAGCCACCTTGCGGTTTGCAAACAATACGCTTGCTTGCTCCCAAACAGTCTTTGCTGCCATGTTTTCAGCATCATAAGCACGCCTATATGCTTCTGATTGATTGCCGCCGCACTCGATATATGCTTGACAGGCTTTCTCTTGTTTTTCAGTTAACCCCTTCACTTATCATTCCTAACTATAGCTATATTTGGCATTTTAATAGATGTGCTATATTTGTACTCACCCTCATAAACATGATCATAAGGAAGATCATCAAATAATTTATTAGTTTCTATTGTAGATTCTACAGCCTGATCAAGAGGCCCGCTTATAATGGCTGTCTTCTGAGTTGTGGATTTAGTTATATCAGACTTTGCTGATAGATTAGGCGCTTGAATAGCCGCTACTGTAGCTATAATTGATTTTATAAATGATCTTCGTTTCATAGCAATTCCTTAAGGTTATTCGCTAAGTTTATTAGATGTTTATTTTAGCACATATTAGACTATTAATCATCTATTGCGCCTGCTTGTAGAGCTTCCATTAATCCGCTGTACTCATAACAAACGCCTGTTGCATCGGTTAAATTCCATATTCCATTGCGATAATAAATACTGCATTCATCATTATGGAATATAAATTTTCCATATCTATCATTAGATACTGAATATCCTAGAGTTATAGCTGGTACGGCCAATCTAATGGACTCATCAGTCATTATCTATTTAATCCCACGTTAAAATCCACTCTACCGCCAAATATAAACAGATACCAATCATCAATTCTAGCCTTAATAACCGCTCTTTCTTCTGCCTTGTTGCTGTCTTGAATCTCTTGATAAGTGCGACTATTTGACCTTGTTTGAAGGGCTATATCCTTTACTCTGTAGTAAAGTTTATCATTTTTACCTAGGTCAATTAATACTAATTCTTCGTTCTTTAGCATCCTAGTGAATACATTGTTTAGCTTTTGAGGCTTACACATGAAAAATAATGCTATATCTCTTTTGTTAAATCGCTCGTTTATTGGGATAAGGTTTAAGTGCGCTCTGACTTTGTTTGAGAAATCGCTCATAGCTCACTCACCTCTAGCTTATATCCGTATTGGCCTGCATGACTTCCATAATAATCAATATCTGCCCTCATTGGTGTTGGAGTCCAGAACCTCCAAGCATGTTCACATAATTTATTCATATTGTCCTTATAGGTGTAAACAGGTGCTAGCTCTATGTCTTTAGCCCTTTGGTAGATAAAAGGGCGCTCTCCCTTGTTTAATCGCTTTATATAGCCGTCTTTGGTTAATTGCTTGAATAGATCGTTTAGCCTTGAATGCTTAAAGCCTAGCTGATCGCATACCCACAACCTGGTAAATTTAAACCGTTTCTTTAATGTGCTTATTAGCTCTTTGGCTTCTTCTTCTGTGTTCATGATTCACCTATTCGCTTATAACAGACAAAAAGTCCGTTCTTCTCTATCCATCGCTCTAGGTATTTATACCTATATACCTTGTTTCTGTAGACAATAGTGCGTCTGTAAGGGTCAACCATTAGCTTTTTCTTATTCGTTAATGGAATAATTGCGTACATTTTGCTGCCGCATAGCTTGTAGTCGTAGGGTATCTCGTGATCCTTTAATCGCTTAAGCTCTGTTTTGATTAAGTCCTGAGTGCTTTTAAACTCATCTGTTGCCATTAGTTTTTCGCTAAATATCATTTATCTATCTCCGCATTGAGAATAGCTTTCATTAATTCCTTGCTTTTACTGATTGAAAGCTTTAAGAACCAATCTGTACGACCAGCATCATGATAACAAGCCTCTCGCTGCTTCTTTAGCAGGTCATTAACCTCTGATTGAGTGTAAAGCTTACCGCCTTCACGAAATTTATTACACGCGCTTATAAACGTTTCATCGCTCATTTCTTCATATTCCTCAATTCTCTCAATATCTCTTCACTGGCTTTAAATGAAAAAGAACAGTTAACCCATCGAAAGCCGTCACTATTCAAGACTAACCAGCCTATAATCTCACAGTCTTTGTTTATGAATGTCTGCTCTGTTGTCATATGTCACCTTCTTCTTATGCTGCTTGATGCAGATGAAGAGCTACTTGATAAGCTGCCAACGCCAAGCGCAAAACCAAAGTCATACCATCCGCCATTATTATAAATTGCATAAATAGATGTTGATTCAGAGAATAACGAAACGATCCAAGCAAAAGGCAATATCATCCCATGCCATAGCCCATACCAAAAACCTACAGGATTAGTGGCTACAGCCTCACTAAACGTCACAGTATCGGCGCATCCTGTAAACAACAAAGCAATACATATAACCCCTAATAATTTACTTATCTTCATCTTCTTTACCCTCATATAAGCTCTCTCTGTCGCTGTCCTTGATTAAATTCATGGTATCTTCAAGGTTCATCGCTGCCAGGCTCTCTTGATCTGTTTCTTCTTCAAATCCTTGATCTATTTCTTCTTGTGTCATAAATCACCTCACTTTTAATTTCTTTCTTCTTAATGCTGTAGCTATGAGCGCTTGAGTAACTTCATCCTTGCTTTTTTTCTTGCACTTTCCACAAAGCCAGTTATCTCTATCTATCTTTCTAATAGCTGAAAGACAAAATTTCGCAATAAACCCACACTCATGGCATTCAACATTATAATCCCTATCAAAAGTAGCTCCACTTTGTTTCTTTGCTTGAGATAGCGCGGCAAAGTTTTTTTCTCCTACCATCCTCATAACATTCTCTCTCTTATTAAAAAGCCCCCTCAAAGGGTAGAGGGGGAATACTCACTACGACTCGGTTAAATCAATTAATAGCTTATTTTCACATTTGGGATTGTTCTTTTTGCTATTAATGTTATAGCTTTTTTAGCATTTGTTTCATTCATACCTCCTGCTACAAGCGCATCTACAGCCGCATTATTAATAGATGCCTTATGTTTTTTGTTTTTCTCCCTTGCCTCTGCCTCATCTAATAACCGCTTTTTTTCTGCCTCTTGCTCGTCCTTGATACGCTGCTCAGTTTCCTTAGCTTCACGCTCTGCAAGTTCAGCAGCTTCTTTTAACTCACGCTCTCTGTTTTCAGCTTCAAGACGCTCTTTCTGTGCGGCTAATTCTGAGGCTTTTATAGCTCTTTCTTCGGCTTCCTTAGCTATCTGTTCTTCGCGTTCTTTTTGCTTTCTATCTGCATCCTGCTTGTCTAGTTCAGCCTGCTTTGCGTCAAGTTCTGCTTGCTGCTCTAGCATTAGTTTTTGCTGTGCTTCATATTCTGCTTGTTGCTTCTCGAATATTTCACGCTCTGCGATAGCATTTTCTAACGTATCTTTAACATTAAGCATTGACTCTTTTGCTGCTTCTATTTGATCTTCAAACTCTACATTGTTAATAACAATTTCATTTGCAGCCTTTAACCTGGAGTTCAATACCTTTAAATCAGCACCTAATAAACCCTCAACCAGATTATTTATGTCAGTAACTTTCTGCTCAATAGCAGCGATATGCGCGGCTTCTGCATCTAGTTTAGCCTGCTCAATAGCTTTCAATTCATCATCGCGCTTCTGTTTTTCAAGCTTAAACGGGCTCTCAATTTCTAGTATTTCCGTTGTTATTCGCTTTGCTTCTGCGTCAATCAAACGACCACGGGCCAATGATTCAGCCTTTAGCTCTTTACGCTTTGCCTCAATTCCTGTGCGATAAGGCGAAATTATCTTAAGTGCTGACTTAATATCAGCGTATCCTTTTTCTGTTGATGAATCTGGAACCAGTGAAAACTTAGCTTTTAATTCTTGTAAAGCCGCATCTGTTATTCCATATTCAACCATTTGATTTGCATTGCTCATTGATTTTCTCCATTCATTGCTAATAATTTTTTAATTACTGATCTATACAAAATATCACAGCCTTCCGGCTTTTCTTTTCCAAACTTACTAAAAACAGCCATTTGCTCATCGTTTGAAAGCCTTCTATATCCGTCCTGAACTCGTTTATAGTCCATTTCGTCTACATCGGCATCAATTACCTCTTTGAATGCTATATAAGCCTTATCAACTAAATCCATATTAATTTGCTCACCACTTATAGCCCCTTTGTCAAACTCAATCCCTTCATGCTGATTAATAACGTCAATAGCCTTTGCTATTCGCTCGTTCTTGTCTGATTTAGGCCATGTTTTAGAGGCTCGTTTAAAAATTGTTTTCTTTGCCATTTCGTAAAACCAATCTTTCCACGGCCCAGTTCTAGCTGTTGATTTATCTCTAACCTGGTTAATTTCTTCTGCGCTCATAACGTCAACAAGACAATCGCCCTCTTTAGTCTTTGCCATGCAATAAACACCAGTAAACTCGCCTCTATCTTTTGAGAATACGTCTGCTGTGTGATTTGGAGCCATTGCAGGGCCGTTATATTCAAACTTATCATTAGCATAAACAATATCAGCCTTAGCCCACAATATAGAGCCGCTATCCGTCGCTAACTTAATTAAGCCTTTGTAGCTTATATCTAAGCAGCAATCACCGCCACGAGGCACTAGATAGGCGTACTGGGTTGCTGGGTTAAGACTTAACCCGATAGCTGCAATATTTATAACCGCATTTCTCAATGATTCAGGATTAGTGTTCGCTATTCCCATAAGATAATCGTTTTTCTTAATGGTCTGCATTGCGAACATTGCTTCTGTATCGTAGTTAACGAAATTGTTTACAGCGTTTATCTCGTTAAACTTCTTTTTAGAGTTAGCTAGCGACACCATCCAGTTAGATAGTTGCTTTTCTTGTGGTACTTGCTCATTTTCCATTGTCATTCCCCTCAGAATATCTCTTCTCTAGCCATTTCTTGCACTACATCACTGAATTGATCGTTAAATATATCCAGGTCAATGTCGTTTAACGGTATCCCGCTTTTATATTCAGCATAAGCACAATAACTATCAACACAATCAGGATAGTCTCGCTTGCTTATGCCTTCTATCTTTATGGTCTTTAGGTTTATGTCTTTAATGTTCATCAGGTATGGCCACCTAAATCAACTTGCTTATATTTATCATTAATATCTGGTTTTTCATCTTTTCTAGCCAGATAATATTCATAGTTGCATCCAACAATATAATTACCTTTCCCTTGCTCAGATACTTTTTTTAGTATCTCTATTACTTCATCTACAGTTGCGTATTCCTCTATTTCTCTGTTCATCTTAATTCCCCATAGTTTGCTTAATTACAAATATTTGCATCAGCCATAATAAATCCATTGATTTAGTGCCATCATTCCACATTAAAGCTGCATGAAGATAGGCTGTTAAGTAATCACCTTCTTTTTTCCATGCTTTTTGTAGTGATTCGATAGCCAGTGGAACCTCTTGTTCTAGCTCTGACTTATCATTTTTAACTAAGCATGGCTTAATATCTTGGCAGTTGTAATATCTAGTCATCTTCATCTTCCTTATAGCTGTCTCGTTCATCTGCTAGACGGTCTTGCTCTTCTTCCCACTCATCTTCTGTTTGTGGGTCGTCTGGCTCTTCGTAGCATTTGTCGTTGTTAACCATAGTGTTTACTCGTTACTTAGCTCTATTTTTCCGTTGAATGGCTTAAATCCACCTATTCCCCATCCTTCTGCCTCATCACCTAGCGGATAAGTAGCGCCGCTTCCTTGCTGATAAACCAAGAAACCATCTTCTTCTGATTTCATAAGAAACACCTTATTGCTGCCATCAGTCATCAAACATGGATACTCTATTTCTGGCTCTAATTTATTCTCTTCTATTCTTTTGCTTTTCATCTTACAGCTCCCACTTATTCAAATTATTTAGATCGGCTTTGCAACTATCTGAGCAGGTAGGATGGAAATTAATGCGCCTGGATTCTGCATAAGTTGTCTCTATTGGTTTATCACACATGAAACACGAGCACTGATGCATCTTGTTCATGTCTCCGTGTGTTCCTACTTTGTTTGACCAGATAGCAAAGCGGCTATTGTTTGGTTGTTCTTGCATTCTCATTTTTTAATACCTCCATGATTTTCAATAAATTCTGCAACAAGGCCAATAGGAATATATCCATACACAGAGTCAGTCCCATCAGAACACTCAAAGTCACCATCGAAATACTCACCCCATGAATCATCAGGTCTTACACTTGGAAAACCAACTTCAACATGAGTGTAAGGCCCTATATTTTCTCGTGGCGTGCTGTAGTGATATTGGCTAGCTTGAACAGATAAGCCTTCACCATCATTACATTCTATTCTTTTCGCATTGCCTTTAAATCCATTTCTATTAACTTTTACCGAACTCAAATATTTGTTTAATTCATCCATCTTTTTATCCCCTCATTTATTTAGTTGCTTTTCTCTTGAACGTGTCACAATAATATGATATTCTGTGTCACAGGTCAACAGTTATTTGGAATTAATTTTATGAAGAAACCAGCAAAAGAAAAGATCATTAAGGGTAGAGTAAGTGATAGTCAGTATGACAAGCTTATGAAGCACTGCGAAGGATTGGGCATAACAATGTCTCAATGGTTGAGGCAACGAATAGACAAGATGAGGGTTAAATGATGAGAGATTATAATTTAAGTTTTACAGATGTGATTAAGCGATTGTTAGATCATGACTCATGGACAGTAAAATGTCTTTACGAAGACGCATCAATGGAGGTTATTGAAAATACGCTTGGGGAATTTTATTTTACAAACTGCGGTGGAATGATGAGCTTAAGGGTTCATCCAATTACTCAGGTATATACTGTCGGGATTCTTGAATGGGCAATTATTGGCCCTCTAGCATATTGGAACACTTTAACTGTAAAGAGACGATTAAAAAACCGCCCATTAACTTAATAATGAAGCGGCAACCAAAGCCCTGTCGAAAAGCTTACTGGCTTGATAGGGATTATAGCATGATTAGATGGTAAAGATAATGAGTGAGATTGATTACGACAAACAAACAGCAGCAGAAATGAACGCAATAGCAAATATGATTAAATATGCAGATGAACAAGGGCTTCTAACTGAGGTTGTTTATACGCTTGCAAATTCATTGCTATACACAGATATACACGCCATAAAGCCAGAAACAATACCTCAACAGGCTGCCGGCGCATTAATTGAATGGGATTGCTAATATAGCAATAACACCTATTAAAGATAAAAGAGGGTTTAGCAATGAATTATAAGCAGCAATATTTAGGTGATTTTAAGCCAGATGAGCGCAGCATAAGGCTTTACGAAAAGCTTAAACAATATTATTTAGATACACCTGATTCCATGTCTAACAAAGGTGCTATGCCAATCTATAAAGAATTTAAGAAATGGTGTCTTGAAAATGGATATACGCTATCAGAAGTTAATAGAATGAAAAGATCGTATAACTTTAATGTTTAATTATAACACAATAGAGAGATAGATTATGGATAAGAGAGGATTTTCATGTATTGCACTGGACAACCCAAAGTCAGACGTTAATGTAGGCTCTGCATTACGTGCTGCTGGTGTTTATGGTGTTGATTTGATTGTCGCTAGCGGGACTAGATACAAGCACTCAGCAACAGACACTAGAAACCAGCACAAGCACACACCATTTATCAGAAATAAGAATGTATTTGATGCGCTGCCGCTTGATTGCGTTCCTGTTGCAGTTGATTTAGTTGAAAGCGCTATATCGCTGCCTGAATATAAACACCCAGAAAGGGCGTTTTATATATTTGGCGCAGAAGATGCAACACTAGGGAAAAGAGTAATAGATAAATGCAGAGACGTTATCTATGTTCCTACTGATGGATGTATGAATCTAGCAGCTACAGTTAATGTAATTTTATACGATAGATTAATGAAGCAGTTAACCACCCTATAGGAGGGAGAAAAAGAAGTTTAGCAAATAATTTTAGTGGGGTGACGTAGAGAATCGAACTCTTATCTTTCGGGCCACATCCGAACGCTTTACCATTAAGCTAACGCCACATAATTGGTGGCCGGTACAAGGTTCGAACTTGTGATACCAGATTCAAAGTCTGGTGTGTTACCACTACACTAACCGGCGATAATGCTAGTTTTGATGTCGCTGTCGTGTAGTTGTAAATGAGCTCATACTTATTATTATAACTAATAACTAAATGATATGCTATACTAACCTTATCGGATTACGGGATTTGACCACCGCCGATACATAACTAAGTTTAATAACCCGTTTAGGGTAGCGTGGAGTCTTAGTTCTCCGGTCAAAACGTTACACCTAAGCGGGTTTTTTTTGGAGCAAATAAAGTGAGTAAAAGAAAGTCATTTTTAATTCACATTGATAGCTTAGACGTTTTAGACGATCTAACTGTTGAGCAGTGTGGTGAATTATTTCAAGCCATAAAAGCACACCATAAAGATGAAGAACTAGAATTAAACCCTCTTGTTAAAATAGCCTTTTCTGCATTCAAAAATCAATTTATTCGTGACGATGAAAAATATACTAAAACTTGTGAAAGACGAGCTATAGCTGGCTCTAAAGGAGGGAAGCAAAAGGTAGCAAATGCTAGCAATTGTAAGCAAAAGATAGCAAACGTAGCAGATAGTGTTAGTAAGAATGATAGTAAGAGTAAGAATAAGAGTGATAGTGATAATAAAAGAAAGGTATTTAAACCCCCGCTTTTTCAAGAAGTATGCGATTACATAACTGATAAAAAATACACCGTATCTGCAAATCAATGGATGAGTCACTACGAGTCTAACGGATGGATGGTCGGTAGAAACAAAATGAAAGACTGGAAAGCCGCTGTAAGAACTTGGAATAATAGGAACAAAGAAAATGAAACCAATAAACGAAACACTCAACAATCTACCGCTGAGAGAGTCTCAAACAAACTTGATGAAATCGCAGCAAGAGACATTGCAGAAAACGGCTTTACCCATACACTGGATAACTGAGCTATTTAAATTGTTTCAGGCGCGTTATTTAGCTAAGTGGGCCACCCCTATAAGCGGTATAGAAGAAAGAGCCGTTAAAGAGTGGTCTATTGGCCTTGCAGGGCTATCTACAGCACAAATTAAGCATGGTGTTGATAGCTGGAATGAAGAATGGCCGCCTTCGTTGCCTGAATTTAAGAAAACATGCTTAGGAATAACAGATCAAGATGATTGGAGACATAAAGTAGGGGCCTACAAGTTCAACGATACAAAGTGTTTACCAATAATGAAGGCTCAGGAAAGTATAGCAAAAGAAGAAATGCAAAAAATTAGAGATAAATTGAATAAAGGTTAACCAACATTAAAGGCATATGCACTATGCCATAACATATAAAGTGAGGTAGATATGAAAGTAACAGAAGAGCAATACATGCTTTTGAGCGACAAAGGAAAGATGCAGTTTTTATTAACATCATTTAACGGTATATATCACTTATATGATGATAAAGAAATAGGAGACGATCTAAGCAAGGCTTATAACTTGGTTCAAGAGTCTTATTTTAAATTGCAATCAAGGTTTGAAATATCAGATTAACGGCATATGCCAGAACAGTTTAAATAGAGGTGAGATATGAATAATATAATTAAATTTCCAGAAAAGACCGATAGCGACCTATTTGCGTATTTTGAAGATGAAGCAGGAAATATAGCTATAAAAACGATAGACGGACAAATTGAAATACATAAGCTTTATTTAAGTTCACAATCATTCGTTGTCGGAGACAAGATTATTAATAGAGAAGAGTTATCGCAATTCCTTTGGGCATCCGCTTATTTCCTTGATTCTGAAAAGAGATATATGCCAGAAGGTGAATTGGTTGGGATTAACTATACTGATGAGGAGTAGTCGGATGGAAATTGAGGAAGTAAACCAAAAGCTCAGACGTTATGTTGGCAAGTCTGACTTAGGAGTTTATGCAAGATTAACAGAAGAAGGGATGATTAAACTAGAAGGATATTTTAATTTAAATGATCTTACAGAGATTTCTAAAATATTAGGCGTTAAAGAAAAAATAGAGGATAAATAACATGCAATCACAATCAATGATGATAGATGGAGCGGGGGAATTATGAATTACCAGGTATTGGAAACTTTTGCAGGTATTGCCGGTTTCTCACTTGGTTTTGAAAAAGTCGGAATGAAAACTATTGCATTCTGCGAAAATGATGAACATGCGATTCTTTTGCTAAAGAAGAATTTCCCTGGAATACCAATACATAAAGATATAAGGAGTTTAGATGGAAGACAATACAGAAGAGCAGCTAACGTTGTTTGCGGAGGGTTTCCATGTCAACCCCACTCATTCTCAGGTGACAGAAAAGCCTCAGAAGATAGCAGAGATTTATGGCCAGAACAATTTAGGATTATTAGCGAAAGTGAGCCAGACTGGTTTATTGGTGAAAATGTACTCGGGATTCTCTCAAGTGAAGATGGACGGTTCTTTGGAAGAATACTCAGAGACCTGGCCTCAATCGGGTATGATGCAGAATGGTTTAATCTACCAGCTGGAGCCGTTGGTGCGCCACATATCCGCCCCAGAGTCTGGCTGGTTGCCTACCCCAACAAAGCACAACGAGAAAGAGGGTGCATATCCAAGCGAATACAACAGGAATACGCCAACGCTTGCTACACACGCTGGGGGAAAGATAAACCCGGAGTGGTCAGAACACTTGATGGCGTTCCCCAACAAATGGACAGACTTGCACGACTAGGCAATGCCGTTTGCCCAGT